TTGCTCTGACTCTGCAATTCGCTCTCTGAGTAACCAATAATTTCGGATAGCGGTGTCAGTAGGTCGGGCGGTGGTTGCATAAGCCAAGCTGGTGGCGGAAGTGGTTGTGCTTTTGGGACACTCTGCTTTGATGTACACCCGCTCAGGATGACGCTCACTAATATCACGCAAGCGACTAATTTCTTTCTTAGCATTCGCTAACTCCTGCGTATATTGAATATCCAGTTGGTTTAATCGCATTATGCGTGCTTGATAATCAGTATTAATAGACTTCTGTTCTTCGAGAGCCACAGTTAGTTTTTTGTTGGTATCTGTCAGTGTGGTAATTCTGTTAGCTTGCCAATTAATCACCCAATAGCTACCCACAATAATGCCCACCATCGCAATGACGGCATAGAGTTTTCCATATTTCATGATTAGTACCGATGATATGAGAGTGCAATCTGACAGCGTTTTTCTAAACTAACGTGATCTTTAGTACATGTGTTATCAATCAAGAGATAAATACCACCAACGACAGTGATGAATAATATGAGGATAAAGCTGATAATGATGATTAAAGGTTTCCATGACATAGTGCTGACTCCGCCTCTCGACGACTGACAAGCCCTCGCCAAACCTTTCCGCCTGCATATACCCAACGTTTCATTTCTTCACAGGCACCCGCTCTATCACCCGCATTTAGTTTCTTAAGTAATGTTGAGCGAGCAAATGCGGTTGTACCCACATTAAAAGCAAAGGAATATAAAGCGGCTTTGGTGTGGTCATCGAGTGGTACTTTGATTAATACATCGACTTGCCGTTGTGTCTTAATAAAATCGTTTTGTAATAATGCATCACATTCTTGTTGTGTGTATCTCTTACCTTGAATAATGTCTTTGCCTGTATGCCCATAACAAACCGTCAAAACACCTGCCACATCACGATAAGGTTCATAACGCACACCTTCAAAATGGGCTATTACTACTAACGCGATTGCTGTGGCTCCCGCAGTTGTTAGCGCCGCTATTTTCTGTTTGAGAGACATTAAATATCCTTTGGCGCTTTCACCATTAATTCAGCAAGCCTTTTTAGGGTTTCAGTTGGGTTTTGTGGGTCAACATGACGAACAAGCTCTTCAAATAATTGAGTGCGTTTTCGTTGCTCTCGACGAGTCATAAAATAAGTGGCTAAACCTAAAACCATGCTAAACGCCATCCCGATAACAAATCCCCATTCATATAACGAAAGACTGGCAAAAAATGCCGTTAAGCCTGCGGTTCCGTAAGTAACATTGGTTAATTTATCCATACGCATAGTCACCCTCAGAGGAGTGTCCGTTGATGATTAGTGTGAGAGTTAAAAATGAAACGATAAAAAATTAGGCGGGTATTGATACTTTAAGTACCTTTAATAAACCTTCAGGCAACTGCTCTTCAAGTGACGCATTAGAAACAATCACAAGGCCGTACATGGATATCCATGTATTCGTTTGTTGTAAGTGTCCCTGAATAAATTGCTTCGCTTTCTCTAACAAATAAACACAACTCTCTTGCGTGTTTTTGCGCCAATAAGATTCAATCGCCACCAGCAATGGGTCACCTGCATCATTAATCTTTTGTGTGCCGATTCGATATTGCTTTTTACCTGTGGGAGATGTCGTGCAAATTAGTTGTGTGAGTTGTTGAGTTTCACTATCAGCCGTATGGATATTCGCCGTTAAAATGACGGAGGTATTCTTTTCACTGTCTGTTTCTGAGGCATAGTGAAGACTAAACTGTAATTCGCTTATCTCTTTTGACATAACATTTACCGATTTATTTAGTTAATAAGGTGCCGACTCACAACTCTTGTGAGAACGGTATAAGTGGGTGTTGATTCTGTGGTCGACGTAGATGAAAAGGCTACAAAGTAACCTTATTTAATTTAGGGTTGAATATATTAATGAGAATAATTATCATTACATACGTATCAAATTGACAGGTTTGATACGAATTAGTACGACATGACTTACATTGCTTCTTGCGTTTATTTTATATGCCGATATGACTCCTAGCGTATCGGCATTTTTTTATTTTGTGTTGGGTGGTTCTTTCATACTTATAATTTAGATATTCCGCTCAGATTTGCCCCAAGACTGCTATAATTCAAGGCTAAATCTAATCAGACAGTCAGCCCAGTGCAAGTACCAAGAGCGGAACTTGCTTACACCATACAATGCTAATTTACCAAGAGCTGGTCAATTGTATCATCTCTTTAATGAATTAGATTAAAGGCTTACAAAATGAACGATATCAACCAAAAAGCTTTAAACAAGAAAAAAGCCCCAAAAGCTAAGAAGACTAAGAAGACTAAGAAGACTAAGAAAGTCAAACAGAAATTACTTACCCCTGAACAAAGAGCATTGCAAGCAAAACAAGAAGCTAAACAAAAGCAATTAAAAGAAATCACTGCCCATTCTATTAAGCTTTTTCAACAATATACAGCACTCCGTAAAAATGGATTAGATAGTCCCACTGCCACTTTGCAAGCTTATGCTGATTATGAAAAAGTACACGGGGATAAATTACTGAATTCCATGTGGACAAAAATCAAATCTAAAACAGAGATTAAGATTTATGATCGTGAAAGACAAGATAATCGTAAATCGCTTAATCTTGCTAAGATCCCTACCCGCTTAGAGGCCAAACGTAGAGTACTTACACAGAATCAAAAGAAAGTATATAACCAGAATACAAGTACATTACGTTTTATCGGTGGTAAGAAGCTACCTGTAACATCTATGGAACTTGTTGTATGTCCTATCTGTGAGATTTATATAAAAAATGATGCTATAGAGTGGCATTTACGACACAACCACGTAGGACATGTAGATAACCCATTTACTAAACCTGTTGTAGCTCCTGTTGATACTGTCGAAGGTTTAGAAGAAGCAGTAGAAATACGTAATCTATTAATTGGCGATAAAATACTTCCTATTGAATCTCCTACTATTGATGTAGAAATTGATAAGAAAGATAAAAGCTATTTCAATAAACAAGTTTATCAAACTGCATTACGAACAATGACACAATCAGAAGCCTGGAAACTCGCCACTGATGAAGAGGCTAATATAGTCTCTTTAAGCGATCAATACATAAACCCATTAATACCACCGGAACCGAATATTGAAACATCAATTGTCATAGAAACTGAAGCTATAGTTATTAATGAAGAACTAACTAAGCCTTTAGAAGCTGCAAATGATACTTGTGCTACTGGACGTACAGTTGAAGTTACGCACAAAGCCCGCCATACTGGAGATCAAGCTGATTTCAAACGCCGAATTTGGAATAACTTCAATGGTAGATGCGCTATTACTGGCTATCCATTGCCAGAAGGTATCTTAGAAGCAGCACATATTGAAGCAATAACAGAAGCAGCGAATAACAATACCTCCAACGGTCTATTACTTGAAGTAAGTCTACATCGGATGTTTGATAAAGGATTATTGGGGATTAATCCAGATGATTTAACTGTTCATTTTGCTATTGATTGTATCCACAAAACTATGTTTGAAGGTAAAACCTTACAACCGCATCATGTAGACCTTGATGATAATAAGCTAATGGTAAAATGGAAAGAATTCAACGATAAGAGTTAACATGACTTACCTAGGTACGCTTAAAGTAAAGTGTATTGTAAAATTTGGTTACTTTAACTGTATTAGTTGCGACTTGATCTTGATAGATTGGGAGTTACCGATTTTGATATAGCTATCAGAGCCGTATACAAAATATAAGTATCCCAGAAAAACGAACTATTTAACAAATTAGAAAATTTCTAGCCATATCATATTTGACGCTATATTATAAAAAGGATATAAATCATTCCGGTAGAATGGAGTTGAGGGTTACCGGAATGGCGCAGATTCGTTTTTACACATAGAGAGTATTGTGCGAATCAAATTATATAATTAATTCTTCTCGTTCTAATACTTCTCGTATTTGCTCAAAGATAGCGGATATGTTTCCTTTCGGAAACCTTATTTGTCCTAACCCATTTATATTACTAAATTCCTGACAACCTTCTTCTAGTAAAACAATTGCCTTTTCAAATCCTAATCGACCTTGGAATAAACCAACTTCATGAATAACATTCATTCTGGCTTGCATATTACCATCTTGTAATTCATCTTCTGCTGTCATTATTAAAAAAGCAAAACTTGCTTGGTCTAGCATTTGTGCCAATCTTGCTATATTTGTAGTTCCTGCAATTGGGACTCTATTAAATTCATCATAAGGAAGATGCAATTTATCTTTTATGAAATCTTTAAGTTCACGCCATAAATGTGAACGCCCATGCCCCAAAAATATATTAGTTCCAACTCTAGACACCTTAGCTTCCTTTTGCTCTAGATTACTGATATGACTAAATAATTTAATAGATTCCTTTTTTAAATCAATACAGCGAGTGTATGACTCTCTTAAAGCAGCTATCTTAGCTATCATTGCTATATGTGGTGGTGTTCTTATTCCTTCAGAAATAGCATCCATGTCTGCTGAGAGAAGTTTACCGCTTGGTCTTTGTATATCAACAAAATCACGTTCAGTATATATTTTAAATTTCTCTATTCTTTCTATTATCCTTTGAAGAAATAAATCATCATCTGGTAATTTTGATTTGTTTGCATAAATTAAAGATAGTATATTACTTCTGGTTTCATCGAATAACTCTTCATATTCATCAAATTGTTCTTTATATTTTATGATATCTATATCACCTGAATTTTGATATATATAATTGATAACATCATCAAAATTATATTGTCTCCAATCCCCTCGAGTTCCAGATGAAAACATTGAATCAAACCCGTCATTTCTACTGAACAGAGCTCCAGAAGGAGGTGTTGAGAAATTTACGTAATAAACTCTAGATTGATAACCTAACCACGAACCAGACCAAGATTTTCCCACACGGTTAGCTTCTTTTGTTATTTTTTCAAGCTCATCAAATTTTATTTTTGGTTCATCAGGTAGTTTTTCTATAATCCGTTGAAGCTACTCTGTTACTGACATAACTCATCCTTTATTTTGGTATTTCATAAACAAAGTCAAAACCCCATACTGTACTACGGGAGTCATTTTAGAATGAATTAATATTTCAGATAAAAGAGTCAAATAATAATATAACCATCATTAATATCTGAAATTTTAATCACTCTAATGTAGCACATTCTTATTAGTAAGGGCGTATTTGGTGTATGTTTTTCAAATGTGAACATAAAAAGGAAAACAAAAATTAAGGATCAATAAACAGATTTTAAAAGAACTACATAATTAACTAGATAAAAAAAGAGATTTCAGCACCTATCTATATTTAAATACCAAAGTTCGTATAATTGATTCTCATGTTGAATTTTTAACTTAAAAATAAACTATTCAAACTTAGTAAGTAGATAGCAAAAAACCCCGCCGAAGCGAGGTTTTGTATATTCAACTATTTAATGCTCAACTCATTTGAGCTGTCATCACACTTTTGCAAAAGATACATTTTGCGCCGTGTGGATTGTTCACTGTGATATCAAATTGTGATGTTCTATATTGTGAACCGCTGCACCTTGAGCATTTAAAATAGAGGTGAATAGTAATAGCGCCTTTAGAGAGCCACCACGTTGCCTGCTGCTGGGCCTTTCATACCATTTTCCATGGTGAATGAAACTTGTTGGCCTTCCGCTAATGTTTTGAAGCTATCACTTTGGATTGCAGAGAAATGTACGAATACATCTTTGCTGCCATCAGCTGGAGTAATAAAACCAAAACCTTTACCTTCATCGAACCATTTTACTGTACCAGTCATTGTATTAGACATAGAATTTCCTTTAATTTATTTAATTTGCCATAAGGCATATGCGGTTTGTTTTGTATTTTTACTTATGGGAATTAATTAGAAGGAATTCACAATGAAGAGGTATCGAGGATAACGCTAAACGGGAACAACTTTAAACTTACTAACATAAATAGGTCTGTACTTCCAAACCAGTGGCGCTATTAAGCCATAGAAAAATTCAGATAGCAAACTTTATTTTTAGCAGTAAATCAGCTTAAGTAGACCTATAAAAAACACAACCCCGTTATACTCACGAGGTTTTCAATAGATAAGAGGTGTAACATCAAAACCATCATTAACACAATATATTGTGTTTTGTAATTACACAAGACTATAAATGTGGTATTTTCTAATTATTTTATCCATATCTAATTTTACGTTATCAACCGATAGACATCCCTCAATAAATCCTTCCGCTGTCTGCAATCGCTTAGCCACTTCGTTATGAGAAATACCAAGTTTTGAAGCCATTGAACGCAAAGGATAATTCTTCACATAGTACATAATAACCAACTGAAACAAGTAACTATTATTTACCTTTAAATGTAATACCGCTTTATTGATTTTTAAGCCATCATCATCAGAACATTGCTCTCGGCTTCGTCTTGAACTTGGAATCAATCCTTTAAAGCCTGCGGCAATTGATGAGTAATCGATACTATTTCCCTCATTAGCTGACCACGCCCCCCAACGCGATAAAACTTCCTGCATATCTCTCATACACGCATTCTCCAAACCATTTTTGCCTTATTTATTACTATTGATTAATCATTTACACGTTCATCTCTCTTTCTCGTTTTAATTGCCTCACCTTCTCTCTGTATTTATCGCGTATCTGGATATAATCTTCGCGTCGCCAATGCGGAAGCTCATGAGGTCCTCGTAACCAATCAACTAATTCTTGACCAAATTTTTCGATAAGTTTTTCCTCATATTTTTGACTTACACTGGCATTTTTATGAGTAAATCGCCCAGCTCCACCATTACATGATTTACATTGCTTATATGCATTACGTTCATCAAATCTCAGCTCAGGGTGTGAACCCACAGATAAAAAATGACCACAATCCCACTGTCCTCCATGTAAATCAGGGGGATTAATTTCACCACAACTAATACAGGGCTCATCATGATCTCTGAGTCTGATATATTGATTAAACGCAGTTTGAGCTTGTTTGATAAAATATGAGGTAGGTTTTACTGCTAATTTGCGGGCTTTGAGTTTGTTTCTTGCTTTGATTTCCTTTTCTCTTTGTGCCTTTTTGAGTTTTACTAACGCTTTTTCTTTTTCCTTATTCCTTCGTTTTATTGCCAGTTCTGCGCCGTGTTCTGGGCAACACCACCAAATATTACTGTATTTGGGGTGAAACCATTCTCTACATATTTTACAGCGCCGTCGCCTTAGCGACTTCATTATGTTTTCCTTTGATTTATCCATCAGCAATTATTCCTCTTGATTTCTTTTCAAACTCATATATTCAGAATTGCTAGGAATGATGATCGGAATTCCCTTCTCAATGCACCATTGTTCATGTTTCTCCATCATGTAAAGCATCCTTGCTTTATCCATCTTGCTGGTTTTTTCACGCTCACCGTTTTCATTGCGCCCTAACCAATGTCCAACAAAATATTCATGAGTTTCCTCATTAGTGATGGGCTTTGATAAAACGATTTCACCGACACCATTTTTAATATCGATAACAACGCCACGCGCACGTAACCACTCGCCTGTGGTTTTCATCCACATACGCCATGTTTTATTCATTGGTATGGTTCTTAAATCACGCCACTCGGTGATTTTGATGCGATAGCGTTTACCTGTTGTCACGATTTCGGAGAGCACTTTGAAAATACTGTTGAGATTGGACTTATGGAGACAGATATCATCTGTCACTTGACCTCCTTTTTACTTTTATGAGTTAAAACGATTTTTCACAATATCTTTTGGGTTCCTTTTTCGGTTGAGCGCGATATGCAGCCATATATTGATCAACTGGCGTAATACTCAATCCTTGTTGATCAACATACACGGTGCCTGTTTTACCGTGTCGATTGAGCCTTAAAATCATTTCGGTCAGCGTTTCATCCGCATTATCGTGGTACACCGCATCACGATAAATGCCTAACCAATAATCACAATCTTGCTCGATTTGTCCTGTGTCTCTTGAATCACTTGGCACGGGACGTTTATCAGCCCTGTTTTCCAATCCTCGATTCAGTTGTACAAGCAACACAACCACCGTATTGAGCTCTTTTGCCAATATTTTTAGCCCCTTAGTGATTTCACCATAGGCAATATCATTGCGGTCAGCTTTTCCCGCCTGCATCAGAGTGAGGTAATCGACACCAATAAACCCAATATCACCGACTTTGCGTTTGATTTTCCGACTTTCAGAGCGAATATGCTGTAAGGACATGCCTGGTGTATCATCCACCCAAATATAGGGCTCATCTTTAAGGCGACCGATGGCACTGCAAAGCCTATCCCATTCATGCTCTTCTAACTTTTGGTAAAATTTATCTGAATTAATCTGGGTTTGTTGGGCTAGTGTCCGTTCAACAAGCTGTTTGTCTGTCATTTCCATGCTGAACAGCAATACAGGCTTACCTTGTTGTGAGACATTCTTTGCCATTTCAGTGAGAACGGTTGTTTTCCCCATCTTAGGGCGAGCACCAATCACGAACAGTGAGCCTATGACAATCTGTTTTGGGCTTAATAGACGGTCAAAATCTTTAAATCCCGTTTTTAATCCTCGATGTTTCTCTGGGTTATCTTGTCGGTCACAAATGTCGGTAAAAACATCATCCAACACATCATCAATTCGGCGTAGCCCTGTTTTTTTTCCCATTTTTCCAAACGACGTAGCTTCATCAAGCAAGCGTTGTGCTTGTTCAATTTTATCTGTAAAACCTAACTCACTTGGCGCCATCATGAGTTTTTGAATTTCAACCGTCTTTTCGATAACAAAACGCTGTGCGGAACACTCTCGGATTTTTTTCGCATAAGCCATAATGTTAGCAATACTCGGTGTTTCTCTTGCCATCTCAGCAAGATAGGCAAAACCACCTGATTGATTAATTCGGCCTTTTGACTCCAGACAATCCGTCACCGTCATGATGTCTATTGGCATACGTTGGGTATACATTTCTCGCAGGGTGAGATAAATAATTTGATGGTGTCGGGCATAAAAATCTTCAGGTTTTAGCAGTGAAAAAATTGATTGCGCATTATCACTTTGCGGGTCAAGCAGGAGTCCTCCAATAACATTTTGTTCCGCCATTAAATTATTCGGAACTTGGTTCATCACAGTGCTCCTTCCCTTGTTTTGAGTACCGTTTCAGGTCTGAGTAAATAATCAAAATTCGCTCGCCAACCCCGATTATTTTCGCCGAAATACCAAGCACTCGCCGTTTCCATAAAATAATCAAAATAATTTTTAGCTGATTCAACTGTGGGTTCTTTGAGCTCTTTCAGGAATTTGGATATTGCTCGTTTGCGTTTGTCATTCAGTGATTCGGCATTGGGTAATCTATCCCCTGCCGATTCGTTGAAGGCTTGCATAATTTCCTGATAAGGAATTTTAGTTTGTCGATTAACCGAAATCTGCTTTGCAGGTTTCGAGTCGTCAGACGATAGTTTTTTAAGGTTAATTGACTGGTTAAAAGACTGACTGGTTCTGGGTAAAAATTTTTGACTACCCCCTAGTCCAACTGTTTGACTACCGTGGTCAAATTCTTTGACTACCTCTGGTACAGAATTTTGACTAGGTGGTACTGTATTTTGACTACCGTCATCAAGAGATTTAGCCTCCAAATCCAGAATATATAAATTGGAAGTATGCCCCTTATCAGTTTTTCGCGTAACTTTACGAACAAGCCCTTTTTTACATAAACTTTTAATGTGGTTTATCGCACTTTGACGGCTAATTTCGCAATGACGTGCAATAGTTTCATAAGAAGGAAAGCACTCACCTTTATCATTGGCATTATCGGCAAGTTTAAGTAGCACCATTTTTTGTGCTGTACTCCCCACCTGTAACTGCATGGCTTTTGCCATTAGAAGCATACTCATTTTCGCTCTCCTAATAACTTATCCCGATGTGCTTTCCTTAATTTTGCGTCTTTCAGTGCTTCCTTTAAACGCTGACAACCCAGTGGGGTTATTTCTTGTAATAGCCTATTTCTCATGATGTTTTTATGCTCATCACAGCCATTAAATTCATGATTTATTCTTTGTCTCATGGTATAATTTCTCCATTCCAAAGCTGTATCAAAAAAGGGAAACCGAAATTTCCCCTTGTGATAAAAACTGGATATTGATACAGTATATTTGTACGTTAAATGGTGAATTCCATTGAACAACACGCCTCGTTTGTTGCCGCAACCGAGGCGTTTTCTTTTATTTTCATTTGAGAAAGTTCACCCATTTGTTTCCACAAAAATCGGTACTCTTCTTCTGAGATTTTTCGTTCTCCTTCCATCACAAAATCAATAATTCCCGATGCGACAAGCGTTTCGCATATTTCAGGATATTTTTCAGTTCGACGTAGGATTGTTGAATCATGGACACCTAACGTTCTAGCCACGGCAGACTGAGTTTTATTTCTCAATGCTTGTAATGCTGAAGCTATTAGGTGATTAGAGATAAATTGATTGAATTGTTTGCGTGTATTTGCGCATTCCATTGTTTAAAGTCCTTATGAGTTAACTAAGGGACAATAATGATCCGTGGCTCATTCCGTATGAGTTGATATTGGGGGAAGAGTTGTCGCTTTATCAGCGACTCCGTAGCAGTCAAAAACTGCGATTGTTAAAGAGCGGGTAGTGTTTACTTTTTAGTTCTTGGGAATGGTTTTATTTCAATTGCTTTAATACCATTCTCTGTGTGCGATAAAATAATGTTTCTTCCATCTCTTAACGCTTTACTTATAGCGCCTTGAGTAACCCCTATCGCTTTGGCCGTCTTATCTTGACCATACTCTTTTACATAATCTCTTAGAGCTAATTCGTTCATATTCTTCTCCTTTGAATGAATTAACCAATTATTATGTTCGGTAATAAAAAAGTCAATACTTGCGGTATTTTCAAAATATAACTATTGGTAATAAAATATCGACATGAGCAAAAAAAAACCATTATCAGAAGAGCAGTTAGCTGACGCTAGCAGGCTAAAATCAATTTATTCCGCTAAGCGTAAAGAGCTAGGAATAAACCAAGAGGACATAGCTGAAAAGCTAGGTGTCAATCAAAGTGCTGTAAGCCATTATCTAAATGGGATAAATCCACTAAATCCTAAAGCAGTGGCTACATTTGCAAAAATACTACAAGTGTCAGTAAATGAAATAAGCCCATCCATATCAAAACAAATAATGTCATTAGCCAAATCAATGGATGATGATATTGAATATATTGGTGAAATGCCTTCAGGATTGGTACAAGTACGTGGTGAAGCATTTCTAGGTGTCGATGGTGCTGTTGATATGATCGAAGCCCATAGCGGATGGTTAAAAATATACAGTGATGATGTGGATGCATACGGGCTTAAAGTTAAAGGCGATAGTATGTGGCCTCGCATTCAGTCAGGTGAATATGTTGTTGTTGAACCTAACACCACCGTAAAAACAGGTGATGAAGTGTTTGTGCGCACTATTGATGGCCATAACATGATCAAAATATTTAATAAAACTAGAGATGGTGACTATCAATTCACCAGCATCAACAACTCACATAAACCAATAACGCTATCACCAACTCAAGTGGATACGATACATTATGTTGCTGCAATCGTTAAACCAATAAAATATATCGATATTTATGAAAAGGTGGGTAAAAAACTTTTCTAGCGATTTGATAATTTGTTTTAGGGCATGAATATTGTAGATTAGTAAATTAATCTAATGATATATCGTGACTGTGGTAATTCCTTAATCATTAATAATCTAACTTTTTATTATACAGGTAGGATGAAAAATGGCAGAAGAAAACCCGAAAAAACAAAATAAAAAAGCAAAATCAAGAAAGGTACGACTGAGAGCATTTAAAATAGAGAACAAAGAATTATCTTCAAACAAAAGTCCAGCAAAAGGTTTAATTTTAGAAAAACTAGAAAATACTATTAAAGTAAAAGATAGATGTATGCTGTTAAACTCAGAAGATCCAAGTCAAGAACAGGATCTAATTTCTTGTTACGAGATATCAACAAAAAGCAATTCAGTTTTTTGCACTATGCTTAGAATAACGCCAAGTAACGAATTAGAGCAAATTCCAGACAAACTTTTTGAGAAAAAAGATTTCACACTAGATGAATTAGAAAGTTCAAAAATTGACTCTCTAGTTGTATGTAAAAACCATTTTTATTTTTGTATAAATGATAAATATTTAATAACAAATTTACCACTAAGAACAACTATTGCATCTCTTCAAACTTACATATGTTGGCTGACAAAAAATGAGTTATTAGAATTTACACCTATGATAGATATTCAAAATCAAACGCAATTAAAGGATTTAAGTGCAATATCAGTAAAAGACTCTGAGCCAATTAAATTAGGAGATCCTCTCAGCTCAAATGATACAACTGAAGAAAAAAAACATACGGTTACAGTTGTCGAAGAAAAAAGTAAAAAAATAAGGCTTGACCATATAGTCATGCATGCAATAAAAGCGTCATTATCAAAATCATCTAGTCTTAAAGAACTCATGGACAACAAAATTGTATCTGCCGAACTATTAATAAAATTTTCTAAACCCAGAAAAATGACAGATGGAGATTATGCCAATATATTAGGTGCAACATTAAAACCTGTAAGTGACTTAGATAATGTTACTTTCAAAAGAAAAGACGGAAAAACCGAGATCAAAGGAAAAGACCTACTAAAAACAAAATTTGTTGACATTGAGCTTACTGATACTGGTAAACTAAATGAACAAATGCTTTTTCAGGAGATGAGTCGCTACCTCATAGATATAGAACGTGAAAATCCAAATATTTAGCTGTATTACAATGTTGATATTAACCATAACCTGTTCAACTTTCATTGAATGGCAACCGGATAGTTTTTTAATATCAACACTGTATTCAGTTTGCGGGATTATGTTCTCTATTGGTCTCGGTCTTATTGTCACTTTTAATATGTCAGGGGTAAGGAACACTTCATATATATCTGCAATAAGAACCGAGCTCAGAGAAGTAAGAAATTCTTTCTTAAGATATTTTACTCTATCTACACTATGCTTAATATTAAGCCAATACACAAAAGATGAAGTATACATTTTTGATACTAAATGGTTTTCAATTACCATTTTTCCATCGTTAATACTGTTTTTCTTAATACTCTATTCAATATTCTTCTTCATTGTTAATTTTTTAAATGTTCAAAAATTGAACAATGATATATTTGATACTATAAATAACGAGAATAAATAATTCTATCCCTCTATTTAAAGATTGTTATGTCCTTTCATTTCTAAAAAGTGATCAGTATTCTAATTTCAGATTTTTTTGAAAATAATCTCACTTAAAAATCAACAATATTACCGCAAATGCAATTAATTATTACCGCAGGTATTGACAACATAAATTACCGTTTGTAATATAAACTATATCAACGGAACACAGCACGTTGATGTTCTTTAACAACGATGGTGGCGAGCTGTGTATTAGCTACCAGAACGGCGACGCTGATAAAGCGTCAACCTTCTCAGAAGGTTTTCGGATTGGTGTTTCATTATTTTATCACCAATCACTAAAGCCAACTGTTTGGAGGATATATGGCAACTATAAAAGTGAAGAAATCACGCAAACCAGACTTTTTACGTGGTAACTCTGCAAATAGACGTCATGCCAGACGGAAAGTCGAAGCCATTGCAATTAGAGATATTGAGATGCAACTAGACTCAATATTTCAACTAGAAACTAAAAAATTAAACCGCGTTGAAAAGACACTATCGCTAAGCCACATTCCTGTGACTAGAAATATTGAACCTAATTATCAACCATCACCTAACAACTGCTGTTTACCAGATGTATTAATATTTTCAGGAGTTAAAACAAAACAACCGAGCAGTGAGTTCGGTGTTACGGCTAGATAGGGGAAAATAACGAAAAAGAAATTGAACCCTACTCCAATAATGATAACTTCGACTCAAATACAGTAGCAAGAGCCATACTAAATACAACTCTCGCAGCATTAGATACTTAACGTTTTTTTGTAAAAAAACTAACCGGAGGCGGAGTTTCTTTTTCGTACTGCTTTTTAGCAACGTCTAAACACTCAGGATAAAGCGCTTCAATTTCAGACATCAATTGTTCTGGTGTTTTAATGGACTCTTGTTTTACTGCCAACGCCAGCGCCATATCAAAAGCAACTCGTTTAACAGGGTTGTCATCAGAGATAACTCTATTGCTCATTAATTCAATCCTTTTAATTATGTTGGGGTGATTGAATTATACACAGATTTCTTATGTTGGGGAATGTAAGAACCACCTCGCCTGACGGGTTAAAAGCAGGCACAGTTAAATAATTACCGTTTATAAGATGGGTTGCAATAACTTTACCAATAGGAAATAAATCATGACTCAACAAGATACTTCTATCGTTATTAACGTCAAATTAACTTTAAATCACATTGAAAATAAACCACATCGAGTAGAAGTAAACACTCAAATAAATGCTTCAGATGACATTCCTGAATTAGCTATATTGTTAAGTGACTTCTCAGATAATTTGATTGGAGAAAATGCGATAAAAACGGCATTAAAAAAAGCCGTTTTAAATACCTTAGTAAACAAAGTTAAACATTAATAAAAATATTTCCCTCTCGTCTAAATCTTTTTTCGCCAACACCAGAATATCAATCATTACCACTATCACTTAATTAGTGAGGATTTTGCACATCCAGAGGTAAACATGAACATTGATAAATACACACTTTGTTTAGCCCAAAGCCAAGCAGGGATCGCCCATTTTCTCAAAGATGAACATGGATGGAATAAGGCCAATCAGACATTAAAACAGGCTTATGGCATAAAACAGCAATACAACGCAAAGGTATGCAAAGAAATTAATATCCCAATGAATAGGCTCTATGGATAGAGGTAATTTTTTGTGAATAATTTTAATAATCAAATATACCCAAATGATAAATACCCTCGACTAAGTTCACCTACTCCGAAAAGGAATTTAAAAGAAGCTCTCGCTCATGCAATAGCGATTATTGAAGGAGAAATACCTAACAATTCGCCTAGCATAGCTGAACAGCGACTCGCTATGACGCTTTGGTATATGAATTTAGATGCATCCAAGAATCACCCTCCTCTTCCTGAGCATATTCAAGCCCAACGAGATTCAAAAAGGACATATACGCCTAGTAATAAATTTGAAGTCGATTACTACGGAAGTGATCGCCGTCAAGGTCAATATTTAGGGGATTAATATGACTGCTGTATACAAAGCTATTAGTAATGTTGCTAGAGAAATGGCTGAAACGGGCATTAAAAAAGGAAGTGTAAATCAACAACAAGGATTTATGTTCAGAGGAATTGACGCTGTATATAATGCCCTCGCTCCTGCTCTAGTTAAGCATGGATTGCTTATTCTTCCACGGATCATCGAACGTACCGTCACGGAAAGACAAACACAAAGAGGTGGCTTGTTATTCTATGTCGTAGTGAAAGCTGAGTTTGAATTTGTTTCTGTTGAAGACGGAAGTAAACACACGGTTGTGACTTATGGTGAAGCGATGGATAGCGGAGACAAAGCCACAAACAAAGCCATGTCTATTGCATATAAATACGCAGCTTTCCAAACATTTTGTATACCAACCGAAGAAACAGCAATCGATGCTGATGCAGAAGTCCACAATGTAGCACCGAGAACACCAGATCAAATATTGAAAGATTTTACTAATTCAGCAATGGCTATTACAGATCTCAATATTTTGAAAAAAGAATTTGGTGAAACATGGAAGTTACTCAGGAAAACGCCTGAACAATCAAAAGCAAAGGAAGTATATAACATCAGAAAATCAGAATTGGAGGCGATGTAATGGCAAGTAAAGGTGTAAACAAAGTCTTATTGATAGGACATCTAGGTCAAGATCCTGAAATGCGTTACCTCCCAAATGGCGATGCAGTTACTAATATTACATTAGCCACCAGCGATTCATGGAAAGATAAACAATCAGGTGAAACCAAGGAACATGTCGAATGGCATAGAGTTGTGATATTTGGAAAGCTCGCCGAAATTGCTGGCGAATATCTGCGTAAAGGTTCACAAGTCTATATCGAAGGTCAATTACAAACACGTAAATGGCAAGATCAAAATGGACAAGACAGATACAGCACGGAAGTTGTAGTGAATATTAATGGCTCAATGCAAATGTTAGGTAACAACAATCAGGCAGGTAACCAAAAGTCACAACCATCACCTCATCAACACGGATGGAGCCCTCAACAATCTCCTAAACATAATGACCCCCCAATGGACTTTGATGATGATATTCCTTTTGCGCCGATTGGATTACCTTATCCTCGTATCGCTATTCATATTATTTAAAATACTGCTTAACGAATTACGCTAATTAATATTTATTTAAACTGAGTATAAATAACGTGGAGAGAAAATATGTCAAGAATGGTGACTCTTGAAGCGTGGGCAAGGTTGGAATTTGGAGATGCCTCTCCTTGCATGACGGTATTACAAAAATACGCAAAGAATAACCTTATTGCACCACCTGCAATGAAAGTGGGCCGCAAGTGGATGGTTGATAGAGAAGCTCGTTATGTGGGCTATCTATCTCTCCCTCAAATTCCTACTAAATCAACGGAACGACTTAAGAGGATAATTACAGATGGCTGCCCGACCACGAACCCATAAAATTATCATTCCCAATCTATATCGAAAGCTAGATAAACGTAACGGCAAAATTTATTGGCAATATAAACATCCCATCACCGGTAAATTTCATAGCTTAGGCACCGACGAGCAAGAAGCGAGAGAAACCGCCATTCAGGCCAATACAATTATTGCTGAACAACATACTCGACAGTTATTAAGTATTAATGAACGGTTATCAAAAATTAAGACAAACAAGTCTGAAATATCTGTCGATATATGGATGGATAAATATTTAGATATTCAAAAAGAAAGATTAGATATCGGTGAATTAAAAATTAATTCTTATCGACAAAAAATGAAACCTATTAATTTATTCCGTCAGTATTGTGGTACGAAAATATTAAAAGAGATAACCGCTTTAGATATTGCTGAAATAATAGATTCCATCAAAGTATTAGGACATTCAAGAATGGCGCAGGTCGTTCGCATGGTGCTTATTGATGTATTTAAAGAAGCTCAACATGCTGGCTATGTTCCTCCTGGTTACAACCCTGCGAAAGCAACTAAACAACCACGGAACCGAGTGAAAAGAGAACGCATGACATTGGACGAATGGCGCACTATTTACCAGCAAGCCAAGAATCACCCTCCTTACCTGCAATGCGGCATGTTGTTGGCTTTAACCACAGGTCAGCGGATCGGTGATATCTGTAAAATGAAATTCTCTGATATTTGGGATGACATGTTACATATACAGCAAGAAAAAACGGGGAGTAAGTTGGCCATCCCTCTCTCACTAAAATGTGAGGCTATCAATCTCTCCTTAAGAGATGTTGTTGCTCAATGTCGTGACGCGGTTGTGAGTAAATATCTCGTGCATTATCGGCATACCACCGCACAAGCAAAACGAGGCGAGCAAGTCACACCAAATACATTAACCACAACGTTTAAAAAAGCGCGAGATAAATGTGGGTTAACTTGGGAAAAAGGTACGGCACCTACTTTCCATGAACAACGATCTTTATCTGAGCGACTTTATCGAGAACAAGGAATTAATACACAAAAATTATTGGGGCATAAAACACAAAGTATGACTGATAAATACCACGATGATAGAGGCAAAGAATGGCAAATTATTGCTGTTTAATTGAACAGTTTTGGGGAAGAGTTTTGGGGATATTTTGGGGAAGAATTTTATAGTACAAAAAATAAACGGGAACTAATAAGCTCCCGTTAACTATTTATCAAATCAACAATTACATGTGTTTGATAATCGCATCACCAAACTCGCTACATTTCAGCAGTTTAGCGCCTTCTAACTGACGTTCGAAATCATAAGTTAC